GGCGGTGAACCCACCGCTGCGTGGCTGGAATGGTGCGCCCCTGACCCGGTGATGGCTTGCGACGCCGGTGACCGCTGTACCCATGTGAAAACTGCTGTGGGGTGCGGCTGCGACAAACCGGACTACTGGGCGCAAGCGAATCCCGCGCTCGGGAAGCGCCGCTCGAACGGCACCGGACTCAGCTTTGAATACATCAAGGCCGAACGCAGAGCCCTGCCTGTGTCCGAATTTTGCCGGGAACGTATGGGCTGGTGGGACCTCCCTGAAGAAGGCGCGGCCCCACTGTCGGTGCCGCTTTGGAACGGGCTTGGCGGTTCCCAGGCTGGTATGGCCCGGATTGTCGCCGTCGGGGTGGATGTTTCGCCTGATTCCGCGGTTTCTGCCATTGGCATCGCGACGTGGAGGGATGACGGACTGCCGCACGTGGAACTGGTTGAGCATTTGCCTGGTACCGGGTGGGTGCTGGATCGCATTATGGGCCTCGTTGAACGGCGGAACCCGGTAGCTGTTGTGGTGAACCCGGCCGGTCCCGGCGGAGCGTTCGAGCAGCACTTGCGGAACCGCGGGCTCATCACCCTCGCCGATGATAAGCCGACGCCATTCGGTAAGCACCGCCTGGTCCTGACCACCAGCCGTGCGTACGCGCAAAGTTGTGGCGATTTCGCCAACCTGGTGACCAATGGCGGTTTGGGACATCCGGATCAGGTGCCATTGAACCGTGCCGTGGAAGGTGCGAGAACTCGTCCTATCGCCCAGGCATGGGGGTGGCTTCCGGCTCCCGGGTATGACATAACGCCGCTGGTGTCAGTGACGCTGGCGCTGCATGGCCTGGTCACATTCGGCGAAAAGAACCCGCCGGAACCATTTTTCCTTTCTTGATGGGAACGCCGGAGCGGGATGGCCAGTGATGGCCGGACGGGGGTTGGGCTGTGTTGGCCAGTCGCTGGGGTTGGCCGGGGACGGAACGGCTTGGTTTGTCGTGTTGATCGCCGACGGTACTGTGACCCCGGCGGACTTCCAGTCTACCACAGAATACTACCGGAGGTGACCACGTTGATCCTCACCCGGCAGGACGTAATGACGGCGATTCGAATAAGGAAGCTCCTGTTCCAGTCGAACAGCACAGGCGTCACCCTGGAGGAGTCAGCGGCGTACCTGGCGAAGGCGTTGCAGCTCAAGAATCGCTACCGGTACGGCAAATCCATGCGCGTGTAGGCTGAGCCCAACAAGCAACGTGGAGGTTCCAATGCCTGACCCTAAGGGCGAACTCGGCCAGATCGGACCGCATTCCGACCCGAACGGCGACGCCGCCTGGCTTGCCCAGCAGGCATCCCAGGACACGCAGGTTGGCACCGTGTCGGGTGTCAGCTACGACGACATGTCCCACAACCCGCCGGCCGGCGGATCGGGCAAGCCCGCTTACGACTCGTATAAGCATTCCGGCCGCAGTTAATCCGCGCTAGACCTAGTCGCCTGAACAGGTGCCCTGGCCTGTCCAGGCGACTAGCATGCTTTTATGACCTCAATGACGGCATTTCTGGAGCGGGTGGACCACGAAGACGTCACCGCCCGTGCCCGTGAAGTCAGTTTCATCGAGACTGTTGCCCGGCTTCTGGCGGTGACACTTTTCACTTTCGGCTGGGTGGTCGCGAAAACGTTCACCGTGGTGTGGTTCGCCGCCGTGTGGATGGCCTTGTCGTTCGCGGAGGGGTGGACCGCCGCACGTGCTGACACCAAAACCGTCCGCGAGATGAAGGCCGCACGTAACACCGGGGGGTAAGCCGTAAATGGGCGTTCTGGAGCGCGTCAACGCGAAGATGGCCAGGCGGTATTCGGCCGCGCCGTCGCAGCGTGACATGTCCCTGAACGTGGACGAATGGTCCGCCCTGTTCGAATTCGGTGGCCTGACGTACCCGTTGATCCAGACGACGATGGGCAACGTCAAAGAGGAACGGATCGTCGGCTCCACCATCGCTGCTCATCACGGCAACACCGCCGTGTTCGCGCTGGTGCAAGCGAGGATGCAGGCATTCTCCCAGATCAGGTTCCAGTGGACCCGGTTCAAGGGCTCCGACCCCGGTGACCTGTTCGGCTCCCCGGACTTGTCGGTGCTGGAGCACCCGTGGCCCGGTGGCCTGACCGCTAACCTGCTTGCCCGGATGGAAATTGACAACTCCATCGCGGGTAACTCCTACATTGTCCGGCCCCGGGGTGACCGGCTGGCCAGGCTCCGTCCTGACCTGGTGACGATCATTCTGGGCTCCCAGCTTGACGCCGATTTCCCGATGGACGCCGAAGACGTGGAGGTCGCCGGGTACGCCTACTGGCCGCGGTCGGGCCGGGCGAAGTTCTTCTTCCCGAATGAGGTTGCGCATTACGCTTCGCAGCCGGACCCGAACTTTCAGTTCCTGGGCATGTCGTGGCTGACCGCCTGTATTCGGGAAGTTCAGGGTGATTCGCTCGCAGTTGAGCATAAGGCCCGTTTTTTCCAAAACGCCGCGACCCCAAATCTGGCGATCAAGTTCGACCCAACGATCCCGATTGACATGGTGACGAAGTTCAAGGCCCTGATGGAGGAGGAACACAAGGGCGCGTTCAATGCCTACAAGACCCTCTACCTTGGTGGCGGCGCCGATCCGGTCACGGTCGGCAAGGACTTCCAGCAGCTCGACTTCGCCGCAACGCAAGGTAAAGGCGAATCCCGCCTGGCTGCGGCAGCGGGCGTGCCGCCGTCCTGGGTGGGCTTCTCCGAGGGACTTCAGGGATCGTCGCTGAACGCGGGGAACTTCAATTCAGCCCGGAGGCGGTTCTCCGACGGCACCATGTATCACCTGTGGATGACAGTGTCGGCGGCGCTGGAATCCATCATGGAGGTGCCACCTGGGGCGAACCTGTGGTTCGACGCGCGGGTGCCGTTCATGCGGGAAGACGCGAAAGATATCGCTGCTGTCGCGCAATCGCAGGCATCCACGATCACCGAGCTGGTGCGGGAAGGCTTCGAGCCGGATTCGGTGATCAAGGCGGTCGCTAACAACGATGTGAGCATGCTGAAGCACACGGGGCTGCTGTCGGTGCAGTTGCAGCCGCCGGGTTCGTCAGTGCCGTCTGAGCCGCAGAAGCCTGGCTTGCCGCAACTGGCGAAGTCCCGGCCGGTGATTGACCTGGTTCCGGTGTCGCGCGGGAAGACGAAAACACCGGCCAGCCCTGATCACGTGGACGGCTCTGACCATGTTGAGAGTTCAACGGCGCATCTGCTGGAGACTGTGTCTCATGACCTGGCGCACGCGCGCAGGCATCTGTCGCATTTGCGGGATTCGACTACGCCGGAGAACGCCGAGTTCAACCAGGACCATATTGATAATCACCTGGAATCGGCTGCGCAGCACGCGCAGCGGCTTGCCCGTCACCTTCGTAAGCATTACGAGGTGGAAGGCGCCGAACTGGATGCGCTGGAAGCGGCGCATCCCGCTGATGCGAACTCAGAACCTGTGGTGCTAAAGCCAAAGCGCCATATACCAGTTACGGTTAGCTCTAACGGAAAGGCTGCCATCGGAGGGCCGGATGAGCACTGACAGCGCACGTAAGGTGCGCCGTGCGCTGGACGGCGACCGTTCTGTCACCATCACCCGGGCTCACGTCCTGGAGGACATTCACATCCGTAAGGGCGGAACGGGCCGGGACGTGGTCGCTTACGCCGCGGTGTTCAACACGCCGTCGGAGATCGTAGACCAGGACGGGCACTACAACGAGCAGAACCACCCGGCGTCGTTTGACCGTTCTCTTTCCGACCGGGCAGACCAGATTTTCTCGGTGTACAACCACGCCAAGTCGCTGGACGGCACCCCGTCGGACATGTGGTCGGTGCCGTTGGGCAAGCCGCTGGAAATAAAGCCGGACAGGAAGGGCCTGTACACCGTCACCCGGTACGACCGGGGGCCGGACAACGACCGCATCCTCACCGCCATCGAATCCGGTGCGCTGAAGGGCATGAGCTACACCGGCGTGTTTGTCCAAAGCGACCCGGAAAGGTCTGGCCTTTCGCAGTACAAGCCGGACCGCAACGGCGAGCTGACGCTGGTGACCCGAAGGGAAATCGCCCTCATCGAGTACGGGCCGACGCCGATCCCGGCGTTCGTCACAGCGGAGATCGTCGGAGTCCGGGCGAGGGAACTAGCAGCCATGGTCCGCGGCGGGTACGACCCCGAGCAGGCCGCCCGGGAGGTCGTCGAGTTGAACGGATCTAGCCGCACCGGTGTGCCGGTTCACCACACCGACGTGTCCACCACCGACTACCACGTCAAAGCTGAAATCGGCAAGATGAAGTTCCCCACGTCGTGGGAACACATGCAGTCGCTGTACGCCCTTGCTGACCAGGCCGCTGGTGCTGAAAAGGGCGGCATGTACATGCCTGAGCACGGGCACTTGCCGCACCACCACGTCGGTGACGATGGCACGCCCGGCCCGGCGAACCTTATCGCCGCCCGGAACGCACTACTGAAGGCCGACACCATTGAAGGGTTCCCGACCGACAGTAAGCAGAAGGCGAAGGCGCACCTGCGGGCGCACATTGAAGACGCTGGCGCGTCCACGGCGGCGGATAACAAGACGTACCCAGCGGTGGTGACAGGAGCAGCAGGAATGACTTCCCATTCAGGCGCAGGCACCCAGGACGAAGCCGAGCGGGCCGCTGTTGCTCCCGCGGCGGATGACATGGGCAGCCCGGCACCGGAACGTGACACGACGGTTGCCACCCACGGGCCGCACACCGGCGCGCATGCACATAACCACAACGCCTACGCCGGCCCTGACGACAACAGTGACGGAATGCACGGCCACGAGCACGAACACCAGGGCGACGCGATGCACGACCACGACCACGAACCGGGTACCTCGGGCCGGGCCGGCAAGAAGAAGAAGAAGAACGGGAAGCAGTCTGACACTGACGACCTGGGCATGCCGACGAGTATCGGCGCGAAGTCGAGCCCGCCGGAGGACACTGACACCCGTTCCGCTCCCGACGTTGGCGATGACCCCGCTGATGGCAGTCACCGCGGCGGAAGTGTGGACACTTCCGCGTGGGACGCCGGAAAGGTGTGGTCCGCGGGTTCGGCTGCGAATGATCCGGCGAAGTTTTTTGCTGCTGTTTGCGCTGGCCGCCGTAACGGTGATTCGAAGCTGCAATCCACGTGGGCGCTTCCGCATCACTACAAGCCGGGTGACCCGCCGAACGCGGCCGGGGTTAGTTCGGCGCTTGGGCGGCTCGGCAATACCCAGGGCCTGGTGAACTCCACGGCGGCAAAGGCGCACCTGGAGGCGCACGAACGCGCCATTCAGGCGGCAAAGAGTGGTACAAAGGGTTCTAGCAGTTCCGGCAGGAAGCCAGCCGCCGCCGTCCCGCGTAACGCAGACGCAAGCACTGGGTCCGCAGCCGCCACGCCAGGGCCGCAGCCGCACCCGGCACATACCAGTACTACAAACAGGAGCGAAACGATGGCAGACCTTATGTCCATCGACCAGCGGCAGGCGCGGCTCGGCGAGGTCCAGCATCGTCTTCAGGAAATCGACGCCGAGAACATGGGCGCGGAGCTTCCTGATGACACCAGGACCGAGTGGAGCGCTCTTCAGCAGGAGCTGGTCATTCACCAGCGTGCCATTAAGGACGCGACGGCCCGGTCGGAGTACCTGCGGACCATTCTCGAAAACCCTGAGCTTCAGGGCTACACCGAGGGCACCGGCAACGCCGGGATCGGTTACGGCGAGACCAACGGCTACCAGCAGGTTCCGGCTGGTTTCGGTCCCGGTTCGCGCACCGCCCCGACTTACCGCCAGGCCAACGGCAACAATGCCCCCGCACTCTACAACCCGATGCGTTCGGAGCAGGTTTTCGACCTGACCGCGATCCGGCAGCGGGCGCACAACTTCGATGAGGTTCCGGTGCTGATGCGTGAGCACGCCATGCGGGCCATCGAAATGGTGCGTTACGCCGGGCCGAAGTCCCGGGAGGACTGCCAGTCCACGGTCGCGAATCTGCTGGACCGGGTGGATGACGAGCAGGGCACCCTGGCCCGGCGCGTGCTGGTCACCGGGTCTCCGGTGTACGACCGGGCGTTCGGCAAGATGCTCGGCAAGCTGTCGGTGAACGGCCTGTCCACGGAGGAGTCCCGAGCCCTTCAGCTTGGTGTGGACTCCGCTGGCGGTTTTGCGGTGCCGTTCCAGCTCGACCCGACCGTGATTCTTTCTTCGAACGGTGCTATCAACCCGCTCCGGCAGATCAGCCGGGTCGAGCAGGTCACCGGTAAGGAATGGGACGGTGTGACGTCCGCTGGCGTGGTCGTCAACCGTGTGGCTGAAGGTACTGAGGCCGCGACCGGTGACCCGCTGCTGGTGCAGCCCAACGTCCGCACCACGCGGGTGCAGGGTTTCGTGCCGTTCAACATCGAGCTGGACGTTTCCTGGGGCGCGCTGCGCAGCCAGATGACGAACCTGCTGATGGATGCCAAGGACGTTGAGGAAGCCACCTCGTTCGCCCTGGGCAACGGCACCGCCCCGAACGCCAACGGTGTCGTCACCACGCTGCACGACCAGTCGGCCGGTTCGCTGGTGAACACGGCGGGCACGGCGACGCTGGCGATTGGTGACCTGTACAACCTGGAGAACGTGATGCCCCCCCGGTTCCGGCAGCAGTCGGCGTACGTGGCGAGCAAGACGACCTTCAACCGGTTCCGGCAGCTTTTCCAGGCGCTGGCTTCGGCCGCGTTCGACTCGTGGGTGCGGCCTTCGGCTGGTACCCCGGCGACGTTCAACGGCTACCCGGCGTACGAACTGTCCACGATGACGAGCGCGATCACTTCTGGTTCCCTGGTTCTGCTTCAGGGCGACTTCAGCCAGTTCCTGATCGTGGACCGTATCGGTATGGGCATCGAGCTGATCCCGCACCTGTTCGGCCCGACGACCCGGTTCCCCGTCGGTCAGCGCGGCATCCTGGCGATCTGGTTCAACAACTCCAAGATCCTGGTTCCGAACGCTTTCAGGCTTCTGTCTGTCCTGTAGGCTCGCAGTCACTGGGGACTGTCGCCGCCCCCCTGGTCCTGAACCGGGGGGGCGGCTTCATGTCTA